CCGGCACAACTGCGAATCTGGCTGCTGCTGAATCAGGGGTTATCAGAAACAGACATTGAAGACGCCATCACGTCTTCGATTCAGGAACCCACCGAGCGAGAGGTCGTGCTGATTAAGTTCCGTCGCGGGCTGGTGGTAGACCGAAACGACCCTGCAACGGTGGGCATCGGCGCGCTGCTGGGGCTGTCGAGTGAGGCCCTCGATAAAGCATTCCGCGAAGCGGCGACGCTATGAAACTGTCGCTCATCATCAACGCCCTAAAACAGCGCGTTCCGGAATTTCAGGGCCGCGTGGCCGGAGCGGCGGAGTTCGACAATCTGCCGGAAATCGGCAACCTGACCCTGCCGGCGGCTTGGGTCATTCCTATGAGCGCCGAGCCCGGCGAGCCGATGTCAGCGAACGACACGCGACAAGCTTTGGTGGAGGTGTTCGGCGTGGTCGTGGCGCTGAGCAACACGCCGGACGAACGCGGGCAGGCGGCGGCTTATGATGCCGTCGATACCATGCAAGCCGCGCTCTGGCGGGCGCTGTTGGGCTGGCGGCCGACGCTGGATCACAACGGGATTTATTACGAGGGCGGCGCCCTCCTGGGACGGGACCGGTCCCGACTCTGGTGGCGGTACGAATTTGCCGCCTATTCTGAAATCAGCCCCTCGGACGGCTGGCAGGGCGTTGAACTGGCCGCGCTGCTGGACTTGGAAACGGTCGAAATCAGCGTGGACGATATCGACCCGGCGGCCGACGCGAATCTTCAATACCCCGGCCCTGACGGTCGGATCGAGCACGCAGTTACCATCGACCTGACGGAGTGAGCATGTTTGTAAAACCCACCGGCAAAGGTCCGGTTCCGAACCCCGCGACCCGCGCACTGTTGCCGCCCGAGGGCGCGTTTGTGCCGGATGACCAGTTTTGGAAAAAGCAACTCGGGGCCGGGTATGTCGAAAAGGCCGACCCGCCCGGCGCCGCCCCTGAACCCGCGGCGGAACTCGCCGCCCCGTCGAGGAAGCAGAAATGACCGTCCCGTTTAACTACATTCCGGCCGGCAATGGCGTCCGGGTTCCGCTGTTCTATGCGGAAATGGACAACAGCCAGGCGAACATTTACAGCGCCGGCAACAAAACGCTCTTGATCGGGCAGAAACTCACGGCCGGCACGGCGACGGCCAACGTCCCGGTGCTGGTGGCGACCGAGGCGCAGGCGATCACGCTGTTTGGCCGCGGGTCGATGCTGACGCGGATGTTGCAGAAATATCGGCTGAATGACCCGACCGGCGAAGTATGGGCCATCCCGGTTCCCGACGATGCCGGCGGCGTGGCCGCGACGGGATCGATCGTGGCGGCCGGCCCCGCCACGGCAAACGGAACGATCGCGCTTTACGTCGCCGGTCAGCGCCTGAGCGTGGGCGTCACCGTCGGCGATACCGCAACGACGATCGGCGCGGCCATCGCCGCGGCGATCAATGCCGCCACCGACCTGCCCGTTACAGCTTCCGCCGCCACCGGCACGGTGACGCTGACCTGCCGATGGAAGGGTTTGACCGGCAACGACATTCAGCATAGCCATTCGTACCGCGGCTTGGCCGGCGGCGAAGCCTTGCCGGCGGGCGTCACGCTCACGCATACAGCGATGAGCGGCGGCACCACGGCGCCGAGCTTGACGGCGGCGATCGTCGCAATGGGCGATGAACCGTACGAATTTATCCTCCATCCCTACTCGGATTCGAGCAGCCTGGATGATATCGACACCGAATTGGATGATTTGTCCGGCCGCTGGTCCTGGTCACGCCAAATCTACGGTCATGCGTACACAGTGGCGCGGGGGGATTTGAATGGCCTAGTAGTGATTGGCTCGGCGCGAAATGGGAAACATCAGAATGTCGGGGAGGTCGATTACGACACCCAAAATCCATTGTGGGAGATTATTTCCGCCTTTGGCGGAGCGACGGCCGTTTCCATTTCCGCCGACCCGGCACGTCCTACCCAAGGCCTGCCGCTGATTGGCATCCTGCCGCCGCGGGAAGGAAAGCGGTTTATCTGGGCCGAGCGCAATGTGTTGCTCGGCTACGGCATTTCGACCTTTTATGTTGAGGGGGGATATCTGCGAATTGAGCGGGCGATTACGACGTATCAGGAAAACGCCAGCGGGCAGGAAGATATTTCCTATTTGGACTCGGAAACCCTGCACCAATCCGCCTACGTCCTCCGTGCATTGAAATCTGCGGTGACGTCGAAGTACGGCCGCCACAAGCTGGCGGACGATGGCACCCGGTTTGGCCCCGGCTCGGCGATCGTCACCCCGGCTATTGTCCGTGGTGAACTCTATTCGATCTACAAGGATTTGGAGCTGCTGGGCATCGTCGAAAACTTCGACGCCTTCCGGGCAAATCTGATTGTCGAACGCGACGCGGAAAACCCGAACCGGCTCAACGTGCTGTTCCCGCCCGATTATGTCAATCAGCTTCGCGTCTTCGCGGTGCTGAATCAGTTCCGGCTCCAATACTGAGCCGGCCGCCTTTTACGCCTGAGAGGATAAAGCCATGGGGCAAAGAGTCGCTGGAATATGCTACGTCAAAGCCGACGGGATTCAGTTGGAAATTTCGGGATCGTGGGAAGTCCCAATCAATATGACCACGAAGGAAGCCGTCATGGGGGTCGCTGGCGTGGTCGGCTACAAGGAAACCGTGAATCGAAAGTATATGTCGGGGGAAGTCATCATGACGCCCGACTTCCCAATTCAGGCGCTCAACAACATGATCAACGGGACCATCACCCTAGAAAGCGCCACCGCGGTGGCAACGCTCACCGGCGCCTGGCTGGACGGGGATATCTCGGCCGATGCCGTGGAAGGCAAGATCAATCTGGTTTTCGCCGGCACTGACCTAGTGTGGAGCTGATATGCCCGAAATCATCCTAAGCAAACCGATCAGCGCCCACGGCAAAACGGTCAGCGTTCTTGAACTGCGGGAGCCGACGATTCAGGACGTGCGAAAGCACGGGTTCCCGTATCGCGTCCACACCGACGGCGGAATTGAAATCGTCGCGGAATCGGTGCTGGGCTACCTCGGGACTCTGGCTTTCCTCCCGTCCTCGTCGGTCGATCAAATCGCCCTGGCCGACCTTTCGCAGATTCAGGGGGTGATCATGGGTTTTTTCGGGGATGCGACGGGGGCCGAATCACCGACCGGGCTTTCGACCTCGCCGAGTTCTGGCGAGTGAGCCCGGCGGAGATCCTGGCGCTGCCGCTGACGGAGTATCTGGAATGGGAAGCGCAAGCAATCCGAATCGCCGAGTCCCGGCAAAAGTCGTGATTCCGCCAATCAATCTGTGGACCTATCGCGGGGCGATGGCGGCGGCGCTGTGGCTGGCTTTGTCGGAACTGGCCAGCGGCCAGGAACGGAGTGCGGCGGCGCGGGCGGAATTCCAGAGACTACACCCGTGCCCCGCGACCGGCGAGCGGCGCGGGCCGTGCCCCGGTTACGTGGTCGATCACATCCGCGCCCTGGCCTGTGGCGGCCCCGACAGCGCCGACAACATGCAATGGCAGACGGTGCCGGACGGCAAGCTCAAGGACCGGGTTGAGCTTTATTGCCGGATGCCCGCGCGCGGTCAAGCTCCGCCGCCAGTCGATTGACGTTCTGAGCGGCGCGTTGTTTCTGGAGTTCCATCAGCGTGATGCCGCCGATAAACCAGGCGACGAACAGCCAGATACCGAACAGCACGGGGATCGAAACCCCTTCAAAAAGCCAATTCCAGCCATAAGCTGCGGCCAGGCCGCAGATGGCGCCCCAAATCCAGCAAGGCGTCGTGTCGTTCATCGTGAAACCCTCGTAAAACCAACCCCTCCGATTATACCCCCATGGCGCAATCCAATCTAAGGGCGGTCATTTCAGCCGTCGATCGAATGTCGCCGACGCTGAAGGCGATCAATACCGCCACCCGCGCCACGCGCAAAGCCATTGTGGATATGGGGAGGGCCACGGATAAACTGCGGTCCAATCTGGCATTGCCGACCGGGATCGGCCTCGCCGCCGGGCTGTTCGGCGTGGTCGCGGCGGGGAAAAAGATCGTCGAAGTGTCCGCACAGTTCGAGGATTTTTCCGCGACGCTGGAAACCGTGATGGGGTCTACCAAGGCCGCCGCCAGCGCGATGGATTGGGTAGAAAAGTTCGCGGCGGTCACGCCGTATGAACTGGACCAGGTTACAAAAGCCTTCGTTGCCATCCGTGTGCTGGGCGTGGACCCGATGGCCGGGGCACTGAAAGCAGCCGGCGATGCGGCGGCGGTCATGAACCGGCCACTTGATGAAGCGACCAACGCCCTAGCCTCGGCGATGCGCGGCAACACGGAAATGCTGGATCAGTTCGGCATTCAGGCCAAGATCGTTAAAAACGACATGGTGCTGACGTGGACCGAGATGGGGAAGAAATTCGGGGCCACGGTCAATAAGATGGACCAGGCCGCGATTGCATCGAAGGTCGGCGCCATCTGGGAACGGATGTTCGGCGGCGCAATGGAAAAGAAATCGAAGACCTGGAACGGGATTCTCTCGAATCTTTCGGACCAGTGGACGCGATTCATTCGCACCATCGGATCATCTGGCACGTTCGAATATCTCAAAGGCCAGGCGGGGGCGTTGCTTGAAAAAATCAACGAACTGGAAAAAAGCGGGACGCTCAAAAAGTGGGCCGTCGATATCTCCGGCAACGTCGTCGGCGCTCTTAAAGGGATTGAAAGTTCTATACGGTCCCTCGACCTCGACCAAATCAGAAACCAACTCAAAGGCATTGCCGCCCACTGGCAACGATTCGTTGATATCGCCGGAGGCTCCAGAAACATCCTGATCGGGGTCGGCGTGATTCTGTCGGCGCATATCCTGGCGCCGTTGATTTCCATTGCCGCTGCGGTGGTCCGGCTCGGGTATGTGTTGGGGGCTCTGGCCCTGGCAAACCCGGTTGCAACTGCCCTGGCGATTGCAATCCTGGCGATCGCGGCGGCGGGATGGAAGGTCTACAACGAATGGGACAACATCAAAGACGGGCTCATTCGAACCTGGACCGACACGAAAGAAGGCTTTGCCGCGATGGCCGATTTCATCGAGCGACGGATTTCCGCAATGGGCGCGGCGATCTCCGGCTTTGCGGATTCGGTCCGCTCCGGACTGTCCAACCTGTGGACCGATCCAGTCGGGGCCATCGGCGGCCTATTCAAAGGCCCCGGCGCGAATATTCCGGAATTGGCCGCGAAGATGGGCGGGCGCTACGAAGTGGACCCGCGTCTGGTCCAAGCCATCATCAAAGCCGAATCCGGCGGCAACCCCAATGCACACAACGCGAAAGGCGCCTCGGGGCTCATGCAATTGATGCCCGCCACGGCTCGCCGGTTCGGCGTGACCAATCCGTTTGACCCGGCACAAAACGTCCGCGGCGGCACGGCTTACCTGTCGTTTCTGCTGAATCGGTACGGCGGCAACATCGTGAAAGCCGTCGCTGGCTACAACGCCGGGGAGGGGGCGGTTGACAAATACCACGGCATCCCGCCGTACCGGGAAACGCAGAAATACGTGGCTACCGTGCTGGGCAATTACCGCCAGTTGGTTGCCAGCGGCAAGACGGTTGACCTCGGCGCGTATCGCCAGGCCTCGGCGCCGGCCGTCGTGGACGTGCGCTTTCATAACGCGCCCGAAGGTACGCGGGTCGAGCCACAAACGGCACGGCCGGGCGGGACAAGGGTGAAAGCGAAAGTCGGTTACCGGGAGTGGAAGCGATGATAGACCCGTGGATTCCCACCGAAAGCCGAATCGACGGAAAGACCGCGTGGTGCCTGACCCGCGAGTGTGTGCGATTCATGGGCGCCCACGGGGAGCAGCGGCGGATTGAATTTCATACAGACCAGAACGGGCCGGCATGGTTCGAGACGTTCGCGGAAGCCGCCGAAGCGCAGAAATTGATCGCCTGAGCCGCTGACCATGACGCCATTTGAACAACTCAAGCCTGCCAGCTTCCGCGGTGTGCCCTTCCAGGTGGACCCGGCCGCGGGCGTGGACCTGGCCGCCGGCCGCCGCACGCAGATCCACGAATACCCGAAACGCGATAAGCCTTACGTCGAGGACATGGGCCGGGGCACGCGGTTGGTGCGGGTGGATGCTTACGTGTCCGGCGTTGACTACATCGCCCAATCGCAAGCCTTGCTCGCCGCGCTCGAAACCAAAGGCCCCGGCAAGCTGGTACATCCCTGGCTTGGCGAAATGCAGGTCCAGTGCGAGGAGCTAGGCCAGGTCCACTATGACGGCGGGTTGAGGCTGGCGACGTTCCGCCTGAGCTTTGTCGAGTCGGGGGACCTGAGCTTTCCGACCGTTGCCCTGTCCACGCAGCAAGCCAGTCGCACGGCCGCGCAAAGCCTCTTGACCCGCGCCTCGGAGTGGTACGCGACCACGTTTCGCGTGCTGCGGACGATCAACCGGGTAGCGGTAGCGGCGCTCGGGACGTATCAACGGGTTCTGAAATTCCTGTCCAACCCGGTCGGCTTCGCCCTCGGCTGGTTCGGGGCCAGCACGATTCAAGGCAATCTCAACAGCATTGCCGCGCTGTTCGGCCGGCCGGCGGAAGCGGGGCCGAATTGGGCCTCGCTGCTGACGGTTTCCGGCCAGGCCCAACAGGGCGCGTACACTGGCGGGCAGACGACATTCACCACCGCGCCCGCCAAGGCCGCAGCCGATGCCGCGTTGATTCCGCTCATTCGCGGGCAAATCGCCATGGCCGATGATGCCGCGTTGCAGCCTTCGGCGGGCTCTCCGCAGTCGGCGGCGGATATCCAGATCGCCGCCAATGATGCGGCCATTCTTGGCCAGACCCGGCAAATTCTGCTGTCCAATGCCGTGGGGCTCTCCGCTTACCTGAACGGGGCGGTGTATGACGATATCGCCGCCGTGCGGGCCGAAATTCTTGCGGCGCTGGATCGGGAGCTGCTGCGGCTGGATGCCATCCGCCAATCCGTCGGCGCCCTGGGCGAACGGGCCGCGGCCCTCGAAGCATTGATCCTGGCGCTGAACGATGCCCGCTCTGCGGTCCATACCGACCTGACCACACGGCTGCGGGACTCGGCGCGGCTGCTGACACTCTCGGTGCCATCGGTCCGCCCGGCGGTGGCGATCGCTTACGATCATCACGAAGATGCCGGCCGGGCACCTGAAATCGTAGCCCGCAACCGGATTCGCCGGCCGGGGTTTGTTGTGGGGGATATTCGGGTGTTGAGTCGATGACCGCTCCGGCGCCCGATCACGTCATTGTTGCCGTCAACGGCCTCCGCTTCGGCGGCTGGAAGTCGGTTCGGATCACGGCCGGGATTGAATCCATCCGCGATTTCGTCGTCGAGGTCACCGACCGCTGGCCCGACGATACCGGCCGCGCGGGGGAATTGGCGGGGCGGATTCAGCCGGGGGACCGGGTGGAGGTGTGGATCGGCGATGACCTGGTGTTGACCGGCCACGTCGATGCCACTCCCCGCGAATACGATGCGGCCGGGTATATGTTCGCAGTTCAGGGCCGCAGCCTGGCGGCCGACCTGATTGATTCCTCCGCCGACAATCCGGCTGGCCAGTGGAAGAACGCCAGGCCCGAGCAAATCGTCACCGACCTCGCCGGCCGCTACGGTGTGCGAGTGCGGCGGGAAGCCGAGACCGGCGCGGCCATTGCCGAGCATCAAATCCAGCCGGGAGAATCGGCCTGGGAATCGATTGACCGGGTAGCCAAGGCCCGGCAATTTCTCGTGACCGACGACGCGCGCGGTACGGTGGTGCTGGCGTCGCCGGGGTCCGGCGGGCGGGCGGAATCCGCGCTCGAACTGGGCGTTAACATCCTGAGCGGATTTTGCGGGTTGGACTTCTCGCAAACCTTCGCGGAATACGTGGTCCGCGGTCAACGCAAGGGCTCCGATGAAGTTTTCGGCACTGAAATCAACGAAGCGGAAGGCAAGGCCGCGGGAAAGACGCGAATCATCACTGCCGAAGCCGAAGCCAGGGCCGCAAATAACACGCTCCGGCGGCGGCGGGTGCTCATCATCCGCCAGCAAGGCCAGGCCGACAACGGCGTTTGTGCCGACCGTGCCGCCTACGAGTCCCGCAACCGAGCCGCCAAGGCCCTCGAAACCCGCTACCAGGTAGCCGGCTGGCGGCAAGAATCGGGCGGGTTGTGGGCGCCGAACACGACGGCGCGAGTCATCGACCCGTTCATAGGCCATGATGGCGATATGCTCATCGCCGAAGTCACCTATTTCCTGGATCGGCAGGGGCAGCGGTGTGAAATCGTCGTCGTCCCGCCCGATGCGTTCCTGACGTCGCCGGAAGAGCGGGAACAAGCCGAGCAAGCCGAGCGGCCGGAGAAGGCAAAGGCAGCGAAGAAACAGAAGAAGGCCGAAGAAGCGTCCGCCCTTCCGCCGGGGGTTACTTGGATTGACCCTTGATCGGCGGCGGGGTCCAGCCGTATTGCTGGCACAGCGCCTTTTCGATGACGACCGAAGCGGGTTCCGGTTGCGCGGCGATATAGTCGAGCAACCAAATCGGGAGCCGGGTTCCGAAAGGTTTTTTCTTGAGTTCCGGCGGCGCCGGCTTGCGGCCAGCGCCTCGGGGGTTGCGTTCGGTTTTCATGCGTCGTCTGCGTCAAACCAGTCGTTTTCTGCCTGGCGCAATTCGTGACGCCATTCTTCAAGCTCGGATTCTTCGGACATTTCTGCAAAGCTCAAATGGGAGTATTTATCCCAAAGGTGTTTAGGGATTACCGATTGTATTTCTTCAAAAACTTTTTGTTGGGTGCTCATTTTTGTTCTCCGGTTTGGTTATGGTGGGCATAGGTGCACGCCCACCGTACAGCTAGTACGGGGCTTTAGAGCGATATAAGTAACCGCTCCCGCTACCCCAGACTACCGTGACGGTAGTCTCTCCGTCCTTAAACCAGACGTTCGGCGCGTATGACGACGCGCCCTCAGGGTCTACGGTTCCGGGGCCATACGCGGCGGTTGCCGCGTCTAGCGCTTCTTCATAAGACCCAAACTCAATCGGGTCGGCCACTACCTTATTCTGGCTGAGATCAAACATTTTTGCTTCTCCGTTTACTTTCGGGCCAATCCCGAAGCTAAGTTACAGTATAACGCAATTTAAAAAATGGTCAACACTTTTTAATAAAAATGACCAGCCGATTTGAAAATTTATTGAGCCGCGGGGTCGTCACCCTGGCGGACTCGACGAAGAAGCTTCAGGCTCTTCAAGTCCGGCTGTTGGCCAGCGAGGTCAAGGACGACGTCGAGCATGTCGAGCCCTACGGATTCACCGCGGCTCCGCACCCTGGCGCGGAAGCGGTGGCGCTGTTTGTTGAGGGGGATCGATCGCACGGGTTGATTATCAGCGTCGCAGACCGGCGTTACCGGGTCCGCGGGTTGGCGGCCGGGGAAGTGGCGATCTATGACGACCAGGGCGCAAGCGTCACCCTCACCCGCGCGGGGATCGTCATCGACGGCGGCGGGCGGGATGTAACGCTCGTCAACGCGCCGCGGCTGGTCACGGATGGCGACGTCGTAGCCGACGGGATCAGCCTGAATTCACACACGCATTCCGACCCGCAAGGCGGTAGCACCGGAGCCCCGGCATGATGCCCCTATTGCTTACCATCAACGGCGAAACCGCCGACCCGGCCGACCTGGCGTCCCCGCTGGTCCGGGCGGTCCTGGTGTCGCTGTTCACCTGGCGGCGGGCGCTGCCGGATGACGACCTGCCCGGCGCCGATCGCATGGGCTGGTGGGGCGATACCTGGCCGACCGTGCGCGGGGATCGGATCGGGTCCCGGCTATGGCTGCTGTCCCGCTCGAAGCTCATGAATGCAACGCCCGGCCTGGCCGTTGAATACGCCCGCGAGGCCTTGCAATGGCTGATTGATGATGGCGTCGCCGAAGCGGTGAACGTCGAAGCCGAGCGGCAGGGGTTGGATCGTCTGGCCCTGGGTGTCGTCATCAACCGCGGGGCGGGGGATCGGGTTGATATTCGATTTGCCGACGTGTGGGCAACCGTGAGCCAATAACATGCCTTGCCAACGCGTAGGAAAAATGATCGTGTGCACACGGACGGTGTATCGACTGCGGCTTATGGACGGGCGGCGGATATGGATGGAGTGGCACGCCTACCTTGGCCCCACATTTTATCGGGATCGATGGCTGCGCCGACTGATTGACGAGTGGTGGGAAGATCAAGAGATATGTAAAGCATTTGATTGGTTCATCGGCCGAGGCAAGCGGGCCTGAGGCTGAGGACATGCAGACCCGGCAGAAATCCATAGCATCGTAATTTTCGGTTCAGCATGAGCAAATAATTATGCCCTTCGCTCGCTCGACACTTGCCGACCTGGTCACCCGCACCCGTGCGGATGTGCAATCCCGGATCAGCCGCGATGACGCGCTGCGCTGGGACGATTCCGAAGTTTATGCGCGGGTGCTGGCCGGCGCATCCGATGCCCTTTTCGGCTACCTTGATTGGCTGTCCCGCCAATTGATCTACGACTCCGCCGAGGCGGAATGGCTGGAACGGTGGGCGGCCATCTGGGGGATATTCCGCAAGCCGGCCGCGGCCGCAACCGGGTCGGTCACGTTTACCGGGTCCGACGGTGCCGCCATCCCTTCCGGAACGCTGCTTTCTGCATGGGATGGCGTCCAGTACGCCACGACGGCCGATGCCGTCATTGCCGCGGGGACCGCCGCCGCCACCGTCGAAGCGGTCATCCCGGCCGCCGCGGGAAACCGAACCAGCGGCGAGACGCTGACGCTTACCACGCCAATTCCAGGCGTAACCTCGGCCGCGACTGCCGCTGAGTTGTCGGCGGGCGCTGATGTCGAATCCGATGACGACCTGCGCGCCCGGTTCCTGGCCCGAATCCGGAACCAGCCGCAGGGCGGGAGCTTCGCGGACTACGTCCAGTGGGCTCTTGAGGTTCCGGGGGTCACTCGGGCATGGGCCACGTCCGCGCTGGGCGCGGGGACCGTTACCGTCCGCTTTGTCCGCGATGATGACGCCTCGATTATCCCGGATGCCGGCGAGGTGGCGGCGGTGCAGGCGCACATTGAAGGCTTGCGCCCGGTGACTGCGGCCGTGACGGTGATTGCGCCAACGGCCGTGACGCAAGATATCGACATTACCACCCCGGCCGGGGTGAATGCGGCCGACAAAGCCACCATCGAGGCGGCCATTGCCGCCGTGCTGGCTGGAGTCGAGCCGGGCGGGACGCTTTACGTCGAGCAACTGAATCAAGAGGTGATCGCCGTCGCGGGGCAGTACGCGCATTTCATCGCGGACCCCGCAGCGGATGTTGATTACAGCGCGGGGCAGATTCCGACACTCGGGGCGGTCACATGGCTCTGACGGCCGACGATTACGCCGGGCTACTCGGCGGGCTCCTGCCGCGCGGGCCGGCTTGGCAGGGGGAGCCGTCCAGCTACGTTGCCCGGCTGCTTGAGGGCTTGGCGCAGGAATTCGCTCGAATCGATGCTCGGGCGGATCAATTGGCGGACGAAGCCGACCCGCGGTTGACTTCGGAGCTGCTGGCGGATTGGGAGCGGGCGTGGTCGCTGCCTCCGCCGTGTCTGGCCGGACTCGATCAGACCGTGCAACAGCGGCGGGAAGCCCTGGTGTCGGCGATCACGTCGGTCGGCGGCCAGTCCCCGGCTTATTTTATTGCTCTGGCGGCCAGTGCCGGCTACACCATCACCATCACCGAATTCCGCCCGCACGATTGCGAGTCCGATTGTGAAACCCAGATTTACGAGGACGCATGGGCACACGCCTGGCAAGTCAACGCGCCCGCAACGACGGTCACGCATCTTTCCTGCACGGATGATTGCGAACAGCCGCTTGCCTGGTGGGGCAACGAAATTCTCGAATGCCTGCTGAGCCGGGTAAAGCCGGCGCATACCGTCATCCTCTTTTCTTATTCGTGAGACGCTCAAATGGACCTGCGAAAACTGTATTCCGGAGCCGCCGCCAGCCCGATGACCACCCCGGAAACCTTTTCCGAGGGGTATTTTACGCCGGGTTACCCCGGCAGCGATATTCCAGCGGCCAAGCCGGGCGCCTGGTTTTTTCACCAACTCAGTGAAGAAATGCGGGCCGTCATCGTCGCCGCCGGGCTGACGCCGGACCATGAAGACCTCGGCCAACTGCTCGAGGCGATCCAGAAACGCCCGGCCGGGTTCGCCGCGTTCACGACACCGGGGGCGATCTCCTGGACCCCACCGGCCAATGTCTACCGCGTGCATTATCGCGTTGTCGGCGGCGGCGGCGGCGGCGGGGCGGTCACGCAGTCGAGTTCTGGCGGTTCGGGCGGCGGCGGCGGCGCGGTTGCCGAAGGCTGGCTGACGGTCACGCCGGGCGTTGCCGTGACCGGCGCGGTCGGAGCAGCAGGGACAGCAGGGACGGCCGGCGGCAACGGCGGCACGGGCGGGACAACGACGCTCGGGGCCATTTCCGCTACTGGCGGCGTGGGGGGATACGGAACAACGCTCGTTGACCGCATCGAGGCGCCCGCACTCGGCGGCACAGCGACCGGTGCGGATATCAATACGCCGGGATGGCCGGGCCTGCCAGGATTTCAAGCGGGCGCGAATGGCTATGGCGGCAACGGCGGCAATAGCCCGCTAGGCGCTGGAGGCATCCAGCAGCCAACAGCCGGCACCGATGCCCGCGGGTACGGTGCTGGCGGTGCCGGCGGCAGCAGCGGCAGCAACGGCGGCGCCGGTGCCGGCGGCGCCATCATGTTGGACTGGTAACGGGCCTAGCCTGGGTAGATTCCGGGTAAACCCCATCATCACGAATCAACGCAAACCGGCAAGTGCAACCTGATGCCGGTCTTTAAACGGTTGATTCTTAAGCCTTATAAAACCGAGCACGGTTTTTGTAATGCGTTGGTCGAGGGTTCGAATCCTTTCACCGGCTCCATGTTTTCAAGGACTTACGCTTGTTTCTCCGGGCCTTTTCCAATTGTGATTTACCCGGCTGGGTAAATTATTGCGGCAATCTCAAATTCCCGTAGGGGACCACGTAAAGGATGCCGGCAATTTCGACCCCGTGATTTCGTGGGCGCAACCGCCCGCGAATTTGAACTTCTCCTATTTGACCATGGAGTGGCATGAATGATCGTAATTTGGGTCCATACCAAATTTGCACCCGCATCCCGATAGCGGGATTGCTAATCATGCCCCAACCGCCCGGAGCATCGTCCCGCGTTCCGCGTCGGCTATTTTTTCCACCGCAGCAAGCAATTCGCGCAGCTCGGCGGGGGAGTAATGAACGGTGATGTCACTATTCGCGTGGTGCATCAACGCCTTTCGGGTTTCGTTCGAAACGCCGGCCATTCGTAGCCGGCGGGCGAACGTGTGGCGCAAGTTGTGCGGGCCGCCGAGAATTCCGGGATCGTCCGGGAGCCCCGCCGCGGTCCAGGCCCGCTTCCATGCCGTGTTCAGCATCCTGCCTATCCTTTC